CTTCCACACGTGCGATAAGCTGCTCGGTGGTACCGTTGAATAAACTGCGCGCGATCAGTCTCATGTCAATCTCCTTAAATATCGCCGTGCCAGCGAATCATCTTCGTGACAACCAGTGATGGTTGCATAGTGTTGTGTGCTCCGCCGCCACCAGTAGTGCCAGTGTTTCCACCCGCACCTCCAGGATTTCCACCTGTGGGTTGAGTCAAATTCCCTGCTGGAGCACTGTGATCATGTGCTGGCATTTCAGCTACTGTCAGCGTATGGGTTTCAGCGCCGCCCGAGTTACCTACAGCGTTGCCCAGAGTACCAGTGCCCGAGCCTCCTGAACCGACTAACGTTCTGCGCCGGCTGTCGCCGATCCCGAAGGTAGTAGAACCATCTCCTACTCCGAACGCCGTACCGGTTTTGGAGAAGAGCTTGGCATAAGTCGAGCGACTCTGGTTTGATCCATCTTGCAGGAAGAAGCCGTAAGGTACCAGGCCACCCCCATAGGCAACGATCTCACCGATCTTCTGCAGGTCAAACGGACCACACTTCGCTTCCGATGGGTTGGCAGTCCAGGTACCTGCTGTCGACTGTGTATCCCAAGCAATGAATGCCATCTTGAACGAGACGCTCGACCGGGCGTTGGTGGAGTACATCACGCCTTCGCTGTCGGAGGCCGAACTGATGCCCGTCGTTGTGACAATACCGGATTGCCCCATATACGACGAGGAGACAGCTAGTTCAGTTACTCCTGAGTTGTCGATCAGGTACCAATACAGGGGGCCAATCTTTCCGTCTTCATGCCCTAGAGTCGCACCCGACGGGATCACTAACGTGATGTTGGCCGTAAGCTTACGGCGGAGTACACCACCATTCGAGACAGTTGCGTGTCTCTGATGTACGTAGCCTGGATTCGTCGTCGCGAGATCGACTCCTCCGTTACCCTTAAGGGTACACGTAAGAGCGTTGGCGGCAACTCCGAAGGTCGGCTCCAGATTCCATACCCCGTTGCTGTTGTCGATCAGCTTCAGGTTGTCGAACGCCCCTTCTGGTGTTCCAGCCGTACCAAGGAGCCCAGTAAAGGCATCCCACAAAGCTCCGATACCGGCTTTGAAAGTGGCGTTCGACGGCGCCGGGAACGTATCAGCAAGCGCCGTTCTTGATGGAGGTGCTACGTAGGTTGGCATGTTATTTCCTCATCTTCCTTTAACGGTTGCGTCCACTGTACCGGACGTTGAAACTAATGCGTCGTCGAAACATTCGACCAAGGGCCCCAACACCTCATCCCTATCAATGACCTTAGCTGTGACAGCAGCACCGCCATCGTCCTCTAACGTCAGAAGAACAGTCTTGATAATGTCGAAATCCTTTGTGATCGGTAGTCTAGTTCCTCCCGGGGAGACCGTGAAACTGTTGAAGCTTTCCTCAATATCAGGTACGTCAATCACAACCACCAACTTGTCAATAATACCCTGGATATTGGATTGAGCGGTCGTAATCTCTAGTTGATACGTTCCGCTCTCGAACGAGACTGATCCTGTCCAAGGGGTATATATCCCCGGAGACCCGTAGAACGGATCGTCATCAGGTCCATAGAACGGATCGCCTTCTAAACCATAGAAAGGTAATTCACTATCCCGGCGGACATTAATCTTAACTGCCTCGCCCTGAATAGTATGGAACAGAAGGATAGGACTTCCGACCCAAGCTTCAGGGAACGAGAACGGTAAGGTTTCGTACCGCATCGCGGAGAATAGATCCTCCTCGTAGAACGGATCCGCATCAGCTCCGTATAAAGACGCGCCATCGTCGGGGCTGTAGAATGAGGTTTCGGCGTCAGCCTCGAGGTTCGACCCGACTTCTGTTCCACCCGTAAGTGTGCCAGGCCACGACAAGGCTTCGAAGTCGATAGTCTCGACGATATTGTCGGTATCTGAGTCTCCAAGATTCCGGACAACAATAGCTGGGTTTACTGACTCTAGCCCCGCAGCATCAACTGCAGTGATCAGAAACGTGATCTGACCCGACGGGAGGGCTGCGAAAGTGTGTGGACTATAAGGGATTACCCCGTCATGTAACTTAGTAGCATCCCCGACGTTAGGATTATTACCGTAGTGGAACCGGATAATATATCCTACAACATCTACGTCAGCGATATGAACCCACTTGAACGTATTGCCATCCAGGTGGAACTCCATTACGTCCGATGGAACTTTAATCGAAGCCCAGTCGACCAGTTTGTTCAAAGTGAGCGTATTCGATTGGGTACGGAACCCAATCTGCTGTGTACCCACCAATTCGAGGCTGAGCTGGCTCTGATCCCGGATGTTGATAGTCACAGACCTATTACGCGACTTGTCGACGACTGTCTGGTAAGGCTGTCCGTCGGTAGACATCCGCAGAGAGGCGTTCAGGAAGTCGGGTCCGATATCCCAGGAGATGATCACTCTGACAAGATAGCCCTTTCCGGCAGCCACTCCCTCTTCGTAGACCTGCAGATTACTGACTGCAAGTCCTGTAAAGGGACGAGTAGGATCACTATGCTCAAAGCCACCGTCTTTGGTAGCATAAAAGGCATCTGATTCATCAATGGCCGTGACCTCAACCTCACGTTCCGATACAGGCTTGAACGACTCGATCTTCACCTTACGACCTGGAGTTGCTGTAGGCCCGTAGAGCCACTTATAGTCGTACGGAGGCGAGGGAGTATAGCCTAAAGGCGTAACAAGTGTGAGAGTGTCCGATGTACCAGTACCACCTACAACCGAGTGCGTAGCAAATGTTCCATCAGGTTCGACGAGGGTAATCCAAGATCCCCCGGAGAACAGCGGAACAGCCTTCGGTAGTTTTAGCACACTAGTAGTTGAACCCTCGACGAGACGACCAGAGTAGTCCATGCTCGCGAGGTCATGAGAGAGCTGGACAACGTCACCTCTAGCAGAGGGCATCAACTCCCAGTCGGAACGCCACTTATACCGGCGGTTCCGATAGACATTCTGAGCTGCATAGAGGTTCGTGAGCTGAGCAGCTTGGGTACGACTCCTACAGAGGAGGAACTCCAGCTTGTGGACTCTCGCTTCACCTGCTGTCCCGGGGACAAATACTCTAACTAGGTCACGTTCCCAGTTGTGATCAGGGTTGATAAACCACCCCTCGATCACCTCAGCGATGCCCTCGTTGGAATACTCGATGCTGAATGATCCTGGTAGGATGTTATGCATCCCGAATACAGCTGTTACAGGGAGGTCTGGCAAGTCTGCAACCACACCAAGCTTACCTGTACCCCAGGAGGGAGTTGCTCGACCCATCAACGCAATCTGACTAAGCATATCGTACACGGAGAGCTGTTGGTCAAATACTCCGTCTACTCCCAATTTCTCAGAGTCACACCAGCTAGCGAAGTCTTGTAACCCAACGATATCGATCTTGGCATCCGACAATCCTGCACCCCATACCCGACGGGTATCAACAAACTTCCCTCTTACCACATCGAGATACCACCAGCCTGGATTCGATGTTGGTCGGAACGACCAGTCTGGCTCGAGGTAGTCCTCGCGGCGCCCGAGGATCTCTTGTATAACCGCCGGAGCCTGGGCAACGGAGCAGGGGATCACAACTGGACGAGCCATGTACTGCGTCTCGATCTCATCGTTCGTGTCATTATAGAAGTGGTAGGCCCGATGCTCAATCGTAGTTACTCCAGCAGCAAACCTGAATTCATTACCATCGGCCTGCTTCACCCCGTCAAGATTGTATACCCCACTAATCCCAGCGTCAGCTCCGGAGTAACCAGAAGGATGAACATAGCCAATGACTAAAAACCAGTCGACCGTGTTTGGAAGTGTGGTTGAGGTATAAAAATAGGGGTTAGTATTCGGCGCTCCACCAATGTCCTCAATTTTGGATCCACCGAAGTAATGCGGACCCCAATACAAAGAACCATATACCGTCATCTTTTTGACGAAGAGGGCGAATATGTGTCCCTTGGAGGAATCAACCGGGATTGTATTCGCAGTAATAGTCCAACCACCATCTGCATTAGTGGTCTGGTCTTTGGGAATACAGACGTTGACAACCTCATTTGTTCCGAACGGCCCAGTTTTGATGGCAAAGGTGCTCTCACCCGCTACAGTCTGGCTAGCCCCATATCCTGTTGGCATTGTTGAACCTACGGCCCAGAGGTCGGACTCAGAAGCCTTGGATATGGAGTCCAATGGGGTATAAGTGTTGCACTGTGCCTGTGCGACACAATTCAGATCGTCCACGACACCCTGAAGTTGATCGGAGGCTCGGATCTTCAGAGCGACTCGCTTACGACCCTCGTAGTTGCTCGTATCAAACTGGTAAGTCCTAAGCTGCGACCATTCGAGGGCAGATACTGCCTGCAGATCTGTCTCGTCTGGTGTAATACGACGGACTCGGACTTCATATTGCTCCCGCGCGACGTTGAACTTGAATGTCCGCCGAAGGGGAGTCCGCGCACTGTTAATGACTGCGAATCGGCCCGCTAACTCGGCCCCGATCGTAAAAGCCTGACCCCCGTATGTGTCAGCGTCAACATCAAAGTCGGAGAGGGTAGCCTGAATGATGATGTTAGCCGTGTAGGTCTTGTTCCAGAGGATATAGATCCCACCCCCTTCGGTGGCAATAGGATTACTCACTCTTACTGGAGGACCCATCTGCTGTTGCAGATTACCTTCGCCCGGTGCGGCCCAAGCAACGCGGATTCCAACCGTAAAGTCGTTGCTGTGCAACTTGGCAATATAAGCAGTACCTGTACCAGCACTCAGAGAGGACGACAAGACAGTGATCCCTGAGACATTGGAGGGTTGGACAGAGATAGTCCTTCGGGCTCCCTGCTGGTAAGTGGAGTTGGGAAGTCGTGCTACCCCAAGGATGATCGACGTCTCCGGTACTGAGTCCGATGCAAAGCTGAGGGGAATCCACGTAGAGTCACCTGCGCGCCGGTACTCCATCTCGATCTCGGCTGCAATTGCCTCCAGAGCACCAGAGGTCATCCTAAAGAGTGTCCCACCAATTTCTATTGCTAACCCAGTCGCGTCCGCACTACCAGTACGCTGGATCCAACTTGCTGGAAAAGTCAGGGCAGCCCCGGCTAGTGTGTCCACGTTTCCCGGAAAGAGAGTGAGAGCACCATCCATGGTGCTTTCCTCTAGGGTCACTCCCTTGTAGTTCTCGATCGGGGTATCGCCAATCTTCCAGCCGTTGAGCACAAGATCATTATAGCCGAAGTCGAACACCTGATAGAGAATCTGGTCCTCGCCTTCGAACTCGGTGTAGGGAAGGGCCCCTAAATCAGGGAAGATCTTCGTTGTGCCGACGACCTTTGGCATCGGCTGATACGAGCGTGCTCTATTTGACCCTCCAGTGATGGAGTAGGTCGGCGAGTCCTGAATATCCAACCCTTGAGCCGCTGACATGTCCGGCCTAGGAGGTGGGAACAGTTCGTTGATGATCATCCCACCAACGATCATAATCCCAGCCTTCCACAAACCTAGAGCCATTGCGCTAGCCCCTTTACCAGCTATCGCACCAGCAAACTGTGGCGCAAAGACGCTCAGAGCGATAATCGAAATGATCGCTAGGGGGTTCTTCTTAGTACCTTCCCCCCCGTGTACTAGAGCGTAGAGATTGATTTGCGTACCGGTCTTAGGATGAGTCAAGGACCACAAGCTCCTAGGGATACGACGTCCATCGATCGTCAGCATGAACGGTTGACGACCCATCCTTTCGAAGATCCCTACCCGTTTGAGGTACGAGAGTATTGACTCCCCAGCCTCGAAAGGTATGTACCGGATCTCCCTCCCGACTTCGCGCTGGAACGGATGGGGAGCCCAGATGAGAGTGGGCTGTCTGCTAACAACGGCTGGGAGGTTCATTTCCACTTATAGTACCCCTCAAGCTTGAAGCCTCGGGGCTCCAGCTCTCTCACACGTGTCTTGATGACTTGAGCCGGTCTCTCAGCACAGTGGAGTACCCAAGGCTCGCCGTTGATAATGCAGTAGATACCGACGTGCATCATCTTCGATCCTGAAAACATTAGGACACCGTCCCCATCTGTCGGATCCGAAGTCCGGTAACCAACACGATCCCTCTCGTGAAGGATCTGTTTGGCAACAGCCTTGATCTTCTCACGACCTTCCTTGCCCGCATAGTTACGATCCGAGGGGATGAGAACGATGCGATGGAACTCCCTCTGTAGAACCTCACGGGCCATTTCGCCACAGTCGTAGACCTCTGCTACGTAGGGCTTACCTACGTATTTGTCGGACCAGTGCTCTCTAAGGACACTAGTTGTGGTCATTAGAATAGCCCCGAGGCAGACTGTGGTGAGTACAAAACTCCTAAGGCAGGAAGCTCAAGAATGTTGTCATATCCGAGCTCGCCGCTGATCTCTATGATGTTCTGCTGGGTGTTCATCAGGAGCATCGTGTACTCCTGCTCTACGACGTTCGGGGTATCGCGCATCACCTGCATGATCCGAACAGTTGCTCCCCGTCCTCCGCCAGACTCGTCGAGCCAGGACGTCATCTCTTTGCCTAGGTTGTCAATGGCTATCGGGACCCTAGGCATAGATTGAGCAATATCCTCTGGGAACTGAACACGAAAAGCACAAGCCGTAAAGACGTCACCACTGTGGGTGAGGTTCTGGGTGTCGTTTACCACCCTGACAGGAGCTGCTAGCTCATCATGGGTGATCTCCAAGAGGTAGACCGGCTCCTCACCAGTTGTTGCGCTGGTCTTCTCCTTGAAGTTTGAGGTATAGTTTTTAGCCACTCCAGGTCTCGATTTGAAGAGGGATGCGCCACTGTCCCAGGCCAACGATTGGACGCTCGCCATCTAACTTGTTGACTACACGTGCAGTCCGGACTACATTGTCCTCTGGGTCGGTAAAGTCGAACCATAGGGCCCCGTAGTCGATGTCCGTTTGGAACCAGGTGATGAAGTTCTGGTAGTCCGTAAGCGAGGCGAGACCAACGGTAAAGGAGCGGGCCACCAAGACACGGCTCTTCGTGCGTAGCTGCTTTACCATTCCATCTTCCATGGCAGTACGCTGGACCGCAGAGGCTCTGTCCTTCGAATAGCCGTCGGCTAGGATCTTTGCGTAAGAGTGTGGGAACGCCATATCAGTACTCCGGGGCCGGGGCCAACAGGCCTCTTAGTTGGTTACGAGCTCCTACGTCGCGAGCTAGACGACGTACTAGAAGGTCAACTACTAATCTATCGCCCTCCATACGAGGAGCCGATTGACTAGCTTCGATTGGTTGTCCAGATTGGTTGTTGATCACAACCTGGACTGATGGCATTGAAGCACCCCGCTGTTGCTCGGGAGTGAGAATATCAACACGCTCCCCTGGGGAAGCCCGGAACTTAATAGCCTGACTATCTGAGCCTCCTGACCCTCCCACCTTAAAGCTACCTCCACCGGCAAACCCAAGAATCTCGGCCTGATCCCCAACATATCCAGCTCCGGCAGCAGGTGTCACACCTACTGGGGTAGGCATGAAGCTACGCAGCCAATCTTCAAGGAGACCTTGTCCAGTCCCAGACTGTTTGCTATACAGATTGCCGAACAGAGCGGTCATAATTGGCTGCACGACCGACATCTTGTAGATGAACGACAGTGCTTCCTGGGTAATAGCATCGAACATGTTGCGCCAGGACACTTCCATGCCCATCGTAGCCTTCGCCATCGTGTCGGCAATGTTGTTGGTAATATCCCGGAACACCTCGGTCATACTCCGACCAAGAAGTGTCGTACGATCGATGACCTTACGATTCATGTCGTCCTCGATCAGGAGGAGACGTTGACGTACCTGATCAATGGTGATTATCCCTTTACCAAAAGCATTCCAGACGAGGTCAACACGATCCCGATACTCCTCCATCACGCGGACGCTATTGTCCCCCAGCTGGTTATCCAGACGTTCTAGGGCTTTAGTCAGCTTCTCGACCTCCTTGACCCCCTCTTCAGCATCACCCATGGTCTTCCACTGCTTGCGGAACTCGGCGACCAGGAAGTTAATGTGCTCCTGCGTCATCCCCATCTTCTTGAGGACCTCGAAGTAGCCCTCCATCGTAACGAGCTGCTTCTCCAATTGGGTCGGTTCACCTGTCGTAGCTGCCTGACGACGGGCTTCTACCACCTCGAACATCTTCGCGAGAGCATCACCTGCAGTGGCTGCTTTACCTGGCAACGCCTCGAGTTCCTTGAGCGTATCTTTGCGCTGCTCGATCAGGAGGTACAACTTCGCCAGCTGCTCGGTGAGATTCGAGCCTGCAAATCCGGCATCCCGAAGCGACTTAGAGATTGCCTCGATATTACCACGACCTTTGTCAGGCTGATCCGACATCATCTCGATCGCCTTAGCCATTCCACGAGCTTGTTCGATTGCACCCTGACCAAGCTCAGAGGCTTCTAACTGCCTGCCAAGTCCAATGACTTCGCGGATGCTCTGACTGATCTTCTCGGCCCAGTTAGCCCACTGGGTACCAGACTCTTCCCCTCCAGGAATACTGGAGGGCTTCAACTTGGACAGACGTTCTAAGGTGGTTTCCATCTCCTTCCGGAGGCCTTCTAGGACCTGTAACCGCTTACGAGCAGCAGTTACTTCAGGCGATTCACCTGTCGGTTGCGTACCCAGGAACGCACCACCAAACGGAGTAGCAAAACTCGGCTTGACATTCATCTCGTCCATTTTAGCCTTCTGCGAGGCTATTGTCAGACGTAACATCTCGTGGGCCGATGTAAGCTCAGTAGTCAGGAGCTGCAACCTCTCCTGCGTACCTTTCCTGATCTCGTCAGTAGTCTGCTTGTGTGACTTACCGATCTTCTCCTGAACATCAAGCCAAGCCTTGGACTCGTTTACCCAGTCCTCCATTGGAGTCTGGACAGAATCGATTGCATCCTTCAGGAGATTATAGCCTACGACAGCACCTATGATAACGGCCGCCGTTTTGGCTATTACACTCAGGAGCGCACCCCATCCTGTAGCAAGCATTACCAGATCGAGTGTAATGACGGATGCTGTAAGTGCCTTCATGGCCGTGACAGTCGCCATGATAACCGCGGGCAATCGGGCGAAGAGCTGGTACACTAGGAATCCTGCTCCTGCTCCTGCCACAGCACCGAAGAGAGCAACAACGGTCTCCATGTTCTTGGTAAGATACTCTAGAGCTACCCGGGTGGCGATCACAGCCTCCCGGAAGAGCTTGGAGAACCCAGTAACGGCATCGAACTTCTTGAGCAGCTCGAAGGTAGCCGAACCAAGTAACTGAAGCTGGGCTTGTAAAGCTACTGCCGCCATAGCCGCTGCAGGTCCAAAGGCCTCCAGCCACCCCTTAGCCATTTTCGGGAGCAGATCCCTCGCTAGGACCTCCCCGTTCTTGATCATTTTGGTCAGCTGGCTTTCCGTTACTCCCATTGCTTGTGCCGCAATCGCAAAAGAGCCCGGCAGTAAGTCGCCCAACTGGCGACGCAACTCTTCCATCGAGACCGTACCTTTCGAGAACATTTGCTCCAGAGCCAAGAATACAAGTCCCATGCGCTCGCTGTTGAGCTTCATGGCGGTACCAGCAACAGTAGCAGCCTCGAATATCTTCCGCTGGTCTTGGAGGCTAACATTCGATAGCCGAGCGGCCGTAGTGAATTTGGCGTAAGGTTCAATGAGATCACGTACGTTTTGACCCAACCTGTTGGACAGCTCCAAGAGGTAAGCGTATGTATCCGCATTCAGAACAGCAGCGCCAGTAGACGCTGTCAACTGGGCATTGAAGCGCTCCATATCCATTGAAGCTTTGACACCTGCTGCAGCCATGAGGCCAATGCCCGTAACAACGCCCGTTGCACTGGCGATCATCAGGGTCATTGAGCCACCAACAGAATCAAAGAGCGCAGCCAAGACTGCCAGACGAGCACCTACTCCGCTCAAAGGACCAATTGCGAGAATGGCAGCTCGCTCAAGGTCCCTAAAGGCTAGTGCGAGGCCTGAGGCTTCCTTCTGTGACGCCAATCGATTGCCACCGGCGATAATGGCGCCCATCCCGACGCTAGCCCGGGTAAGCTGTGCCTTCGTGAGTAGATCGGCTTGTGTGGTGAGAGTTTTGTTTACTCTCCTGTAGGCGGCATCGATCTTGTCGATCTCCGAGGCGGCGACTCCCGCTTCCTTCATGCGAGAGATAGTAGCCGATGTCCTCGCGTAGAGCGTAGTGAGGGTACGTTCTATCTGGGCGAATTTGCGATATTGCTTCTGGACAGTCTCGTCCTCGATCTGGCCGAGACGCTCGACTTCCTTACCATACTTCCGAAGGGCAGTAAGGGACTGCTCGAGTGCTCGGGTCTCAGGTACGAGTCCGAACCCGACTGTGCCTAGATCGATTGTGCGTCTGGCTGCCATCTGAGTTCACGTGCTCCTTGATGTACGTGACCCAACGAGCGAACTCGTCGCCCCTCATCTCTCTTACCTCTGACTCTGTCTTGCCTAGGTGGTACCCGACTGCCTGGACAAGAAACTGGTAAGAGTCCTGCTTTAACCTTTTCCCGCTTCCTTCAGTGCCTCCGGCAGCAGTTGTGCATTGATCGCATCCATCAGCTTCTGGTAGTACCCACCAGCTGGGAGACCCATCAGGACGTCGAAGTCGGAGTCCTCAAAGACGAACTCCTCCGTACCAGGTACGAAGCAGCAGGAGATCAGGTAACTCGCCATGCGCTTCTTGTTGTCGAGTTCGGCAACAGCGTCGAGCATCTGCCCAATCGCCATCTGACGAACTTCCACCTGGACCCCATCATCGAGTTCGACGACCATCTTGCGGATTTTCTCGTCCAGGATCTTGCTGCGGATGTCATTGCGTACTGTAGTCATGTTCTACTCCTTTACTGTACTATCCATGCTGTTGTGAACCCTAGGGACTTTCGCCCCTAGGGAGGGGGTGAACTTATACAGCCGTCGGAAGGCCGCTTCCTTGGGTGTTGACGGTGAACGTGTTGACCGACTCCATTCCCGCTGTGAGGGAGAGGCTCGTAAGGACGCCGGCACCCTTCCAGCCTGCGACGCCGTCATGCAGATACTTGACGAACACCGACTGATCCGCCAGGAACCGATCGAGTGCCGTCTTGATTGCCGTCGGAATTGGCGACAGCGGCGACGTCGAATGGAACCAGTTGAATGGCGATGTGAGACCTGGTGTCGAGGCGTAGTACGGGACGTTCAGCTCGAACCGGAGGTTCTCTTCTTCCAGGGCACCGACGTTGCCCGACTGCCTTTGGGTCATGAGACGGAAGAAGCCCCTTGCGATCGAGCCGCTCCAGCCCGTTCCATCAGGGTTGATCTCGATCAGCCATTCTTGGCGATCGTCGACCTCCTCCGCCCACCCATCACCCGCGAGGAAGACGTTCGGCAACTCGAGCGTGATCGTCTTCAGCCCCGGGCGATGCGTGTGGTACCCGGAATTGACCTGGAGTGCCGGCATATCGGAGTCACGTACCGCCTCGGCCGACATGTTCAGCGTGAATCCGGTGTACTTCGCGATCGCCGTCGACATCGGGAAGTAGTTCCCCGTGATCGTAACCGCACCCGTGACGGTGTAGGCCGACTTGAACGTGACAGTCCCCAGCAGATAGTCGATGTGGTCGACGTCGGCCGTGTGATCGACAGAGTTGTCCTCCACCACTACGGCAACGCTACGGTCGATCGCACGCTTGGCCGTAGCCGTGATGCGGTACGTCTTGCCCGAGACGAGGGACATTGCTTCGTCCGTCATCGTAGTCGAAGTACCAGGTTTGAGGATCTTCGCAGCATAGCCCGGGAACCCCTTGTACACGGAGTTGGCGTTGACGCCCCACGTAATGGGACCCGTCAGAGCCGACTTGTAGGTCTGCCCGAAGATGGTGTCGTCGATTGACGCTCCGTCGCGACTGATTTCGCCTTGGCCTCCGGGAAGAAGGTAGTAGGTTGCGTCGTCGGCGGAGATTTCGATGCGCTTTGCAGCCATGGTTTGTCCTTTCCTTTACTAGGTAATAGCGACTCTGTTTCCGCCGGCTTCCGCCGCGGGCTCGACTATGAACCAGAAATTCGCCACGAACATCGGGCGAGTGTTGTCGTCTTGCCCCAAATAACTCACATCTCCTACCTGGTTGCAAGACCTGTAAGTATCTCCTTGCAGAACTTGTGTCGTCATGCCCAAGAGGCGGTTGACAATTGCCTGAATCTTGTTGCCCGCATCCACGTAGCCGTTTCTCGAACCCCGAACCATCACCTGAACCGAAGGTTCGTTCAAAAGTAAGTGGGGATAAGGAGGTCTCCCACCAGTTCTGTTCACAAGAATGACCGTATCGGGTGTGCTCGGGAGTGCCCCAAGATACACACCCCATCCCGTAGTAGCGCCGAACGTACCGAGAGGAGTTCCCCCCACGATTACGTCCTTAACACAGATGGCTGGATCTTTCATCCCATCCCCAGTGCTGAAGCGTAGTCGACAGCTAACGACGTGAGAAAAGAGTCAATTTCCTCTTCGAGAGCCGATTGCAGGTACTTGGCTCGAGTCGGCGGATTGTGACTGAGCCACACGAATTCATGTACTAAAGCCGCGTACCAAGCTGAGTGGTTGCCGTAAGTGATTGACCCTCGAACATTGCCTGGTGTCCCTTCTACCTCGAGGATCGCCGACTCGGATAAGACGCCTGATTTGTACGGAACGTACTCCAGACTCTTGTTGAAAACGGGCTCGAGCGCGTTCTTGACAGCATCCGGAGTTACATCATGTAGCTGCTTGATGATCCCTTCGTAGTTCCTGATCACCTGAGCCATACCTTCGCGAGCCGCGACGGTAGAGCTCTTGCGGTAGAACGCACGGCTCCCTTCTCTTACGCGTCCAGGGAGTCTTGGTCTAAATCCTGCTGTGATTCTGGTAGCCATTATAAAACTGCCCTTCTGACTACATCAAGCGAACGGAGGTCGGGGACTTTGTCGTACCTCTGAATCTTGAGCGCTCCTGTCAAAGCCACGGGCGACGACTGGGACACTTTGTCCCCTTGGTAGAGAAAATCCCCGACACCCATATCTCGGTCGACAAAGACTATAGCCTTACTGATCAATTCCCGGCGATCCAGAGAGCCATAGAAGGTCTCTTGACGATCTTCCCATCGTCCGTCGACTAGTAAGGGAGTCGCAAAGGTATCTCCGCCAAAGCCATCACCTCCGGTGACCCTCCACCAGGTGAGCTTGTGCGGAAGACGGCCTGAGAGGATGCCCATTAAGGCGTCACTCCAGGGGATCCACATTAGGTGTACCGATTACTGTGAACTCGGCACGCCTCATCGGACTCGAAGCATTCGCGGACATATCCGAGAGGATCCCCGTCTTATCCAGCAAAAGCGCCTGCTGACCAAAGCGAGTGGAGCTGAAGCCTGCTTTGTAGATGTCGTGATAGCGCTCCGTCGCTTCGCCGATTTGAACCGCGGCCAACGGCCCTTTCTCCCATGCGAGAGTCGCGAAGTGCGCTGCAAGAAACAGCTCAATACTCCTTAGAGTATCGACGGATAGCCCCTGACCTACGAGGTTCTCCGTGACTAGAGTAGAGGCAACAGGAATAGCAGCAACAATCGCTGCGCTCGCCGTATCGGGGAGCCCCGCGATGTCGCGTACTTCTGCCTGTGCTACTCTAGCCACGTCGACCTCCCGTTACTTGCTGGGTGCAGGCTTGTGAGCCTGGGCTTGGGCGGCTGCCGGCTTCGCGGACTTCACCACCAGATTGGGCTCGGCGACCTCGCGCTCGGGCTCGACGGCTTCGGGCTCGTCCTCGACAACGGGCACGAATTTGTTCGGGAACCTGGCGGCTTCCGTCGCCGACATCTCGATCGAGTCGCCCTGATTGAAGGTCTTCTCCGATCCATCGGCTTGCCGCTGGTGGTGTTTTCCGGATACGACTTTGAACTTTGCCATGACTTTCTCCTGACTAGTTGACTACGAAACAATGGTGGAGGGTCTCTGCCCTCCACCATCCCGTTGCTGTTGCCCGCTGCGCTCCTGGTTTCAGGTCGCTTACGTGTAGTGCACGACCCCCGACTGGCCCGACTGGTCGGCCTTGATGCGTGGGGCGCCGATCATCATGACCTTGAAGTGGATCATCATGCCGCCGTGCGAGTCCCACATCACGGTCGTGGGCTGCATGCCGTCCAGCCAATCGACGACGTCCGTCGACATCTGCACCAGTACGACTTCTGCACCGGTGGAGATTTGGCTGGTCGCGCGTACCGCCACGATTTCCGGCACTTCCAGGATGCGCTGGATGATCGACTTGTCGCTGGCCGCCTTGAAGTCGCCGAGCAGACGGATGTACGACGCGTTGCTGATGTACACGACGTACGGGCCGTACATGTTGTCGGCCACGGCCTTGGCGATCATCGCCGTCAGGTCGGTCAGGATCACTTCACCTGTCGTGGTGCCGAGATCCCAGTCGGTTGTCGTACTGCCCGTATTGCGGGACGGATGGTTCTTGTAGCCGTAGATCGTACCGCCGCCGGCCACCACACTCGCGCCGTTGAACATCATGTTCTCGGCCGCGTCCGAGACCTTGCGCGTGGCGATTGCTGCCATCGTGGTATCGACTGGCTGACCCATCCGACGTCCCGACTCGAGGTTCCGCAAGGACAGTTGGAAGTCCTTGTGGATGATCGGCAGCGGCGTGTTCACCTGGCTGAACAGCACCCGGTCGCGCTCGCCTTCCGCCAGACCCGTCATGTTGATGTCGGCGGCCGACATGTCGCTCGACGTCTCGTGCTGGACGATCGTGGTGCCCATCGCGTTGGCGATCGGCATCGTGAGGCCCCGCGTCATCAGGTCCCCAACGGCAACGAGTCGCGGACGGGCGATCTCGATCACGGTGCGGTCGAACAGCAACCACTCCTCCTTGCGGAGTACATCGTTGGTGCGGAGGGCGTTGATGTTGAGCCCGTTCGCCATGAGCCTTGCGGCCACGGAGCCCGGCTGGTACTGACCGCCCTGCACCAGTCCTTCGACTTGGTTCGGTTTCATGTAGAGCTTCCTTTCCTGAGTTGGACTGAACTGGGACCTAGACGGTCTCGACTTTGATGCGTACCGGCGAACCGCCGGCGGAGTTGTCCACGGCTTCCAGCGCTCTCGCGCAGACACGCCGGAGGTTGCTGACCGTGACTGCGCCCGCCGTGACCTTCTTCAGGGTGCCGTCGCCGTTGCTCACCAGCTCATCGCCGATGACCACCGCCAGCGCACTTGCCGGCAACAGCGCATAGATCTCGGCGCCCGGCAGTGGAATCACCGCCTGGACACGCTCGGTCGAGGAGTAGGCAACGCTGATGTCTTTGCCGACGAAGTCCTTCTCGAGGGCGAACATCGGATAGACGTTGCCTTCCGCCGTGGGGTGGACGACAAACGCGTTTGCGCTGTTGCGGACGATCAGATGGCCCGGAGTGATCGCTGCTCCGGCGGCGGCCTCTTTGATTTGGCCTTCGCCTTTGAGCCAGATGGTATTGCTTGCCATGATAGTGCCCTTTCAGGGTTAGTTCGGTTTCATGCGTCGACTATGTGACGACTTGACTACGCCCCGTTGGGGCTACGCTACTTTCTGCTTGCCTGGCGCCCGTTCGTTTACTGCGAACACCGGAGTCGGAGGCGTGTAATCCAGACCCTCGCCGTCGAGCTGGGCTGCGGCGTTCGCATTGACTGCGCCACCTGCGCCGCCGGTGTAGTCGATCGGCTGGCCGCCGTTCATCTTGGTGGCCATCTTCTCGAGTTGCTCCAGGGAGAAGCTCTTCAGCTCGTTGGCGTCTAGGCCGACTTTGCCCTCGAGGCTCTTGATCAGAGCCGCCGCACGATCCGTGTTGACCTTGATGATCGCCTGGAGTTGCGTCTTGACTTCGGGGTTGGCCATCTCCATCAGCTCTGCGAGCGTCTGGGCCTTCTGCTGTTCGGCAGCTGCCGCGACGATCGGAGCCGCAGCTGGCGTGGCCGCTGGAGCTTGCACGGGCGCCGGAGCCTGGACAGGGGTCACTGCGGGCTGTGCGACAGGTGCCACGACGGGTTGGCTATTGGCCGCTGGTTGCGCGCCACCCGGGGCTGCTTCGTTCGGTTTGCTCATGACGTTTCCTTCTGCGTTGGTGGTGGGTTGTTCGACTGTGATAACGAGTGGTACGTACTTCGTTTCGGCCCTCACTTCGGTGACATCGGAGCCCAGTCTTACCGCACCGCCCTCCGCCACTGAGTAGGTTCTTTGTTGTACTTCCCAGCTGTAAGTCTTTGGATCCATGTGCGCGTACACGACCTTGTCGGTGAACACCGCGAGGATCATGCACCAGCCATTGCCCTCGTAAGCCTCGGAAAGGGCCATCTCGAGAGCGCCACGCTTGTCAGTGTCACTCAGCTCGTTGGTCTGCAGACCACTCTTGGCAAAGAAGCTTTGGAGCGCCTTCAGTGTGTTGCTGCGGACTTGTACTTCACACTTGGCGCAACTCTGTTGTGGTTGGACAGCAGCCATGGGAGCCTCACGTGATTGGTTGATCCGAGGAGCCCCACAGCCATCAGCGACGCTACATGCGCCAACAGAGCCTAAGGGGAGTAGTGCGAGATGATCCGGTACGATATTGCGCCAGATCGACTTGTATTCCTTACCTTCGAACTGACCTTCTGTTTGTTCTTCGAGGGCGTATAGCCCTGTTGATACTTCGACCGTCTCGCCCCTCTCCAGGGCCTCGAGTTCGGCTTTTGGTGCCTTGGCTTTGTCTAACCACATGTACGTCCGGAGTTTCTTCTTACCTTTCATGCCGGAGCCAAACAAGTGGCCAATGACTTGATCCTCCCAAACCGAGGGGCTATTTGCTGAGATCGCCTCACCTTCCTCGTTGGGGTGACCGAAGACGATCGGTCTGCCGTCCCAGCCTTGAGGAAAGATCCCGAATTCCTCGGATAAGGCAAGAGCGGGATGATCGGCGTTGCTGGAGTGAAGGACACCTTCGACGAGCATGATCGCAGGAACGACTAGATGATCTCGTCCATTCCACTTCCTGGTCTCGACTTTGCCGTCTTGACCAACCTGTATTCGGATCTGCAGGTGCTTCCCGTTACCGCTAGCTGCGATGGTGGGCATTGATTCTCCTAACTACCGGGACTTCCCATACCTCGATTATAAATGGTTCTGAGAAAAGTGTCACCGGGAATTTGATGGTCAAATAATGGTCTAAGCTGCATGACCCGGAGGTACTCCACTCGATCCAACGAAACCGTGCCAATTGCATTGATGCCCAGGCGGCATACCTTCGTCCTGTTCCTGGATAGAAGGAGTTAGTTGCAAGTCGTCAATCGTTGTGCCTCCTACCACTCGCCAACGTACTTCCTGACCAGCTGTATTGCGCCCGGCATACGGCGAACCTTTGAAGAAGATGTAGACAGAGTGTGTACCCTTCGGTCCGCTATTCTTGGCGAACGATTTAGGACAAAGGAACCTAACGCCGTGGGCTTCTACGACCACGTTCACGGGCTTGAATATAGTCCGCTCTGACTGCGGTGACCACATATCAATAGAACCGTCGGCGTCACGAAAGATGTAGAGGCCTCTCTCGTCTTTCTCCTGCGACGTTTCCTTTTCGCATCGCAGGAGCTGTCCGTCCAATTCAGCCAGCCGCGGCATAACGGGCTCCGAAATCAGGCTGCAGGCCTTGGACTTCCCGCATGTCAGCAATCCGATTGAACTCGGAGGTCACCCTTCAGTTCCTTCTCGAGGCCTGTACTACAAGTAGCGAGGCAGTGGATGCAATAGAGGACGCCCTCGACTCCGCCAACTAACTTGACGGAGACGATAGCCCCTACGACTGTCGGGGAACCCGCGATCATCGACGAAGGAGATGGGTCTACCCCGTCGATCACGTCGATTGTGATAACGGCCCCTGTGACTGTTTCTCCAGTGGAGAGCAGGTCAGTGAAGTCGAAGGCGAAGGAATCTTCTTCCTGTACGGCTTTGGGGTCAAACATTTAGGGCCTCCTAGCGGTTCGGATTCTCTTAGACCCAGCTATCTGTCTGACTGGATCACCGTCAATAATCCTGATATACTTCCGTCCTCGTATGGTGTTACTCCCACTTGCTGCAGGCGAGGGTGGAAGTTGTAGCATGTTGGCTATGTCGTCGGTTTCAGTAACTGACATCGAGCCAAGGACCCGAACGATACCGGTAGTCGCAGAGTTGTCACTTGCCTCCGCCTTGGCTACTGAGCCCTTAGTGGCTGCATGTGCCGAGGCTACTAGGGTATCAACGTCCTCCGTAATGGACATCGACCCAGTAATCCGGACGATACCCTGTGCACTCTGGGAGTCGTTGACATTTGTTCTGGAGAGAGTACCATAAGCTTGGATCTTCGCTTGGATACTAGGTGTATCACGTTGTTCTGTGACCGTCATTGAGCCGTCGATATCTACACGCCCGCTGGCAGCTAGGGAGTCGTCGCTTTCGCTGGAAGCAAGTGTACCTCTATTATTGATCTTGCCTGAAGCTACCTGGGTGTCGTCGCTTTCTACGACATTGACGGTACCGGAAGCGACATTACCTACAGTCCCCGAGGCTTCAAGATCATCGGATGTTTCGGTCCGAGCTAGTGTACCATAGGTAGTGAGTTTACCCGCGGCGGCAAGGGAGTCGACACTTTCCGCTTTGGCTATTGTACCTACGTACCTGAGGCTACCCGAAGCTACTTGTGTGTCAGCAGCTCCTGTTCTAGATAGAGTGCCCTTAACAGTTACTTTGCCTGCTATTGCTTTGGTGTCACTTCCTTCTGTCTGGACTAATGTCCCTTTAGCCGTTACTTTGCCACTGGCACCCTGAGTATCGTGCGCGTTTGTCCTAGCAAGAGCTCCTGAGGAGGTGACCTTAGCACTAGAGTTGGAGGTGTCGTCTTGTTCTGTGACGGCTAATGTACCCGCAATATCGACCTTACCAGAGGCTGCGAGTGAGTCATCGCTTTCCGACTGGGCGAGTGTACCAGAGATCGCAGCGGCAGTTACTTCGCCCGAAGCTACTTGGACGTCAGCTGTTTCTGTCCGGGCTAAGGTACCCTTAGCTGAGGTTTTACCGCTAATTACTCTTGCGTCTACTGTTTCGGTCTGAGCTAGAGTGCCCTTAGAGGTAACTTTGCCCGAGGCAGCATTTGCGTCAGCAGCCTCAGTCTTAGCAACTGTACCATCGATGTCGACTTTGCCGCTAGCGCTCTGGGTGTCACCAGTTTCGGTTCGGGCAAGGTTACCCTTGACGGTAACCTTACCACTAGCTGCTCTGGTGTCAGCAGTCTCTGTTCTGGCTAGAGTACCTTTGGCCGTGACTTTACCACTAACCGTACGAGCATCAGCGGTCTCCGTCCTTGCGAGAGTACCTTTGACAGTTACTTTACCGCTTATTGCCCTAGTGTCATCCTGCTCAGTGACCGCAACGGTACCGGTGATTGTGGTGGACCCCGTAAGGGATATATCGCCACCGGGAGTACCGTTGTCTCGTAGTGCAATATCTGGTGCGGCCATTTACGCGCTGCCAGAAGGTGTGAAGTTATCCGAGCGCCCGATGTGCGTGCCATCCTCTCTAGCTTCGGAGAAATGCCCGAGTGTGTTGTCATACACCGTAGCGGTGTACGCACCATTACCCGAGCGAGAGGTTGATACAACGTGTTCGATGACAGGTGGGCTAACTTGACGAAGAAGAAAGATGTCGATACCCACTGTGCCTCCAGCCGATCCAGTTACATCTCCCCCAGCTGTGAAGGTAATAGCATAGTAGGTAACTGACACGTACGGGTTACGACCAAAAAGCGAAGAATTAGTCGGATTGATTAACCTCCAAGTGCGAGAAGCGTACTCAATATCCGCCCTAGACTGAATATCTGGTAGAACTGGAACATCATTCGGGTACCTCTTAAACAAGTGTCCGATACTTTGGGACAGAAGGTAGACCCCGATCTCTGCGTCCTTTGCACCAGAATGCCACATACCCGATATGTAGGATGGGTCACCACGCCCCTCACCGGAGTTATACCTAATAGCTAAACCGGCACTGAATTCAAGACCCCCGTGCCAAACATCCCACCACGCCCCGATGTTGTTAACGAAATAAGACGATTCCGGGATAATAATTGGGGTGCCTGAGAAATCAGCGACACCTATAGCAAGAGCCGCCATGTTGTAAGTAGTGCTGAGGTTCCACCACACCGTATGATTGTGCGCCCCTATACCCTGCGACGACACTCCACTCTTGTAATTCAGGAGTAGATATCCACTCATAAAGCAAGTAGAAGCTGAGAATACGTCAATGGTAAACGTGTTCCTGCCACGAGCAACAGAGATACCAGCGCCTTGTGCACTACCTGAGTCAATACGCTGCTGGACACTCTGGCAACCACATTGCTGTGAAATTCCGTCCGTATAAGTACGATCAGCTTGTGATCCAGCAGCAAGTACGGGTCCGGCGGCTGTACCGGCCCCGGCGTAATTTAGTCTTAACCCGCTCTGCTTCAGAGTAATTGTTGTAGGTTCTTCGATGAAGAAGATCATAAGTCCACGCGCAATGTTTGATGCGTTAGGACCGTGACTGAAACCTGCAATATCGAAGTCTATTGGTAGCTGCACGCTGTTCAAAAACTCCGTAGTACCAGACAGTGTAAACTGGTAAGTTACGTATAGCGTGTGTGCAGCGTGATTCATCGCACCGCTGCCGGTTGTCCATGCCTTCCACGCATGTGCAGCACCAGCAGAAGGTGACTCGATGTGGACGAACGTGTGGAAATTGTCAGAACCCAGCGCGCGCTCGGAAGCAGCATGGGTAATCGTTGTACCAGTATCGATTCGGGTGTTCATTACAAAGTCGGTAGTACCGGCAGCGTCTTCTGCGTTTCCTTCGACTACCACGAACTGCTGTTGCACTATAACACCAGCGATATTCTCCAGTAGGCCACCGCTACCAGTAAGCTGCGGAATCTGGTTAGTCCCAATCTCATCCTCAGTTGTAGCCATCGCTGAGAGATCGCTCTCCAGCGGAATGATTGCTGTTGTGTACTGCGTCGCCGCCGTGTCGTCGTACTCGTATGTGATGCAGAAGATGACACTGACATTACACGTCGTCAGACCAGTACCTGTGGATACATCGATGTAGGCACTGAATACCACCGAAGATGAATCAGCCGCCGGGTAGTTAGTTGTGAAGTGCGAGGTAAAGTCAAACGGTCCTAAGCGCCCACCCAGGTTCTCCCCGGTGTTCGTGATGTCGTCGGTCTCCGTGACCGTGGTCGCGCCCGCGCCGTTCACACTGCACGCGAGCCGATGCTCCGTGATGGTGTTCCCGGTGACTGTGCTCATGCCCTCGAAGTTGAGCCACGCCATCACCGAGCGGAACGTGCGCGAGGAGTTCTCCGTGTAGACCGTAATAGTTGGCAAAGCCGTGAGAGTGGCGTCAGCCATTGACGCTGCAGTAAGTCGTGTCGCATACCAGAGGGTTTTTGTACGCGTAGTCATTGTTATGCTCCTGGTACTGGACGCCAGAAAACTGTGATTCTTATCTCGTCAGGTAGCATCGGATTGAATTCCACTCGTAACTTGAGGGTGCGCCCGCCAAATTCGAGCCGCACGTTATCCATGTATTGTACCCCAGTTTCCCGAGCCTCATAAACGGCGTCGATCATCGGGAGCAACTGGTTACGGACCTGTGCTGGAATTGCCATGTTACTCCTCCGAAGTGGCAGGGGTACTATACCGTTACTAGTACCCCTGCTTGGTTGCTACCAGCTGGTTATGCGTTGCCTTCGGTGATCACCGCCGAAGTGATCGATACTTCTTGGCCGACGCTGATTGCAGTGGAGTTCAGGTTCAAGTCCGAACCCGAGGTACCCACGTTGCCATCGACGCAGCACGTACCGGTCGAATCGACGACCCGGAACCAGGTGGCAGTCCCCGAGGCGTTTGCGGCTGCATCTGCCGTAATTGCCGAGAACGTCAGAGCTTGGGACGCTACCGAGCCTGAGGGATCCGATAGAGTCAACTCGGCGAGGAGCGTCGTTGCCGTACCGCAGGTTGCCGGTCTGGAGCCGTCGTAGATCCTCCACAGGCCCGCGCCGGCGCCTCCATCGATCGCATTGAGTATCTGCGTCATCCGGTTGTTTCGGACGGTCGTCGAGTAGGCCAATGCGAAGATCAGAGGGCTCAGGAGACGTCGCAGACCCTCGAATAGTGCATCGAGGATCCAGCCACCGGTGAGAAAGCCCACCATTGCGTGGCCGTTCTGCGGGTTCACGGGTTTCTCCGGGCGCTTGTGGCTCACCATCTGGGCGAGAACCCATTGCTGGGCTGCAGTGTCGGCCTCGTCGCGAGTGTCCGAGACGCCGATCTCCTCCGCGAGCTGGAACTGAGGTTTCGGGCTCGCTTCGTAGACCGCCGCGCACAGCGTCCGACGCTCGTCCTGTAGGGCTCTGACTCTGCTCTGACCTGCCCCGTCCATCTGCAGGTACTGTGCCTGGGTAATGGGCACGTCGGACGGGTAGACGGGCATCGGTACGTCGGGACGTTCCTTGGTGGTCTTCCCCTCGAAGGACCAGCCAATTGGCGCGAAGGAGGTGATCGTTGCTTGCCAGCGATATCCTTCTTCTTCGCTGCCGCTGACGACGATGTGCCAGTGAGCCGAATACTTGCCGCGAGGGTAGTCCGCGACGTTGATCAGTGCTACTTTGCGAGGCTGCTTCGTTGCCATGATGCTCTCCTTAGTGTGGGATTGACTAGTAACTCAACTACCGCCGCGTGTATCTGGAGCCTCGCGTACTGCCGGGGCTGTTGCTGCTGGTGTTTCTACTGGACTTGGTCTCTGTGAGCCTGCTCCGGCCCCCGGATTTGTTACACTCGTGGGAGCCTTTGGCATTGTGTCTCCAGCTTTCACTTTCTCTGGTAGACTCAGGACAGTACGACATTCCTCGTCGGAGACAATCGGATCTCCGAATTGAGCTCGGCGACTCATGTTCACGATCGCTCTGGCTTTCTCTGCGAGGGTGCGGGCATCTTCTAAGGGGGACATGTGGAAGGCCTCGGGCCACTCGAAAACAGAGTCATCTGTACCCAGTTTGGCCTTCGAAGTGGTACCTTCGGGCAAATACGCCCGGTCTTCCAGGAACTGGAACGCCGGGTTGAGAATGTAGGGCTCCCCGAAGACCCTTCTGCGACGCTCAATGTACTCTGCCCAGTTCGCTCTGTCCTGTTCCGAGGCTAATTGGCCTGCTTCGGACCCCGTCAAAATACGCTGCGGAATGCTGGTGGTTCCAGCCAATATCGCGACCAAAGTCTCGAAAACACCGCGTGGATCGGCGACTTCTGAGCCCAAAGGCGTGACTTTGACGCCTCGAGTCCGAATGTACCTACGGAGCTGATGTTGGAACTCATCCAGCTCGTCTTCCAGGGCTTCCGCGTCACCAGCTTGGAGCTGCATCTCCTTGTCCACGTCTACCTGCATACCTCGGTTGGCGGTAAGCCAGTAGAGTTCGGCCGATCCTCCGCCGACCTTGAGAATGTCATCCAGAGTGTTGTAGATCTGGGCGAGTCGGGGCTCACCGAACATCAGCCCTTGCAAGGGGCGGTCGACGATATGGATCAGACGGCTGTAGTGGACCTCCACCGTCTTCTGCTGGTTCTCTGGACCCACCTTCACTTCGTACAAAACAGGTTGTCCATATCGGGGCCGTTGGGTATTGTCCTCGTACGTCCTGACCTTGACGTTCTCTCCACCGTAGGCTTGGATGTAGAGGATGTCCTTCGCACTCGAGATACTCGGAGCCGGTACTTTGGCGTCACCTCTCATCCCGACCCACAGTACAGCAAAGGGCCCAAAGCTGAGGAGCTTGTCTACTTGGATGACCCGTTGGTAGAACTGAGTCTGGGACGTGAAGTCGTCCCACTTCTCCTTGACGCCGCGCATCTCTGTGAGCTTCGGAGGATGTGCCCACATCTCCTCTGGCGGCATGTCGACGATACGACTGGCAATATCCTGCCTCTGGTATTTCGACAGAAGGTGGTTCGCAGTGAGTACCTGCGGGTAGCCGAATACGTCGTATAGACGACGTTTCCCATCGAACATCAACCCAGCGAGTCTGGCGAGACCCATTCTGGATAAGAGGTTGGATACGTTCTGCCTGATTGGTGTTACTTTGTCTGTGGCCATAGTTGCTTACCTCACACCTGGAATTGATAGTTGTGTTCTACGACCCCAAACTACGCCCTGGATGAGCTTACCCGAATCTCCCCTCACAACTCCAGAGTCCTGACTATGAGGACGCCCCCACGTTGGGATAAGAATGTTGGATTGGTGCAGCTCGTTAAAGCCTTGGCTTGCGGAATCGATCGTGTCATCATGTCGACCATTCGGGAAGTCCTTCAGCTCATCCTTGTGAATCTGATTCCAGACGGCCCGAAGCATGAGGATGCGGCCGTGAGAGACCGCCGCTACATAGGGCTGGGCGCGGATCCACTTGTTCTCACCACCTGCAGGTTTGATCGTTACTGAGTAACCACGAAGGACATTCGATGCGAGGTGCTCCGCATATGCTTTGCCTGAACTACCAGGTTCTTGCTCGATGACGATCGGAGTTCCAGTACCATCTGTCTGCGCGGTCTTGAGGAGAAGATCCTCAACTTTAGCTGGAGACAACTTGTCGCGCTGCATGTCGTACAGACAGGTCAGCGCTGTTGGTAAGCCCGGGCGACCGTTAGTCCCGATGAGGATGCCGACAGTCCAGTCGCCCTTCTTCTTCTTCTTGCCGTCAGTTGCTGCAATATCCCAGGAGCGAGTCCAACGGTAGAGCTGTGGGTTTACCAGCTGGTCGACGATTCGGATTTGCTCGGGATCGGCTTTTGTTTCGCCGATTGACTTCGGATTCTGCTGGTACATGGCGTTGAAGATGAAGTCCCCCACAACACTCTTGATCTGGAGGAGCTTGTCGATCGGGTATCTGGCTGACCAGAGTGCTTCACCTGGGGCCCTATTGAGAATGTCATTCTCTTCGGCGATTGCAGGCATGCGGATTACTGTCCACATACGGTCTTTGTCGTTCTTGATCAACCAACCGATTAGGTCATCTAATACCCACCGTGTTGCGAGGATGACGCAACTGCCTCCAGGTTCGAGTCGGGTGTAGGCAGTTGTTCCGAACCAGTTCTGGATGCTTTGCAGTACAAGATCCGAACTGGCTTCTGCCCAGTTCTTGATGTAGTCGTCGATGACGAGCAGGTTAGCACCACGACCTGTAATGGGCCCGCCAATTCCGACCGAAGCCATGCCGCCGCCTTCGGTGGTAAGGAAGTGGTCAGTACGCTGAACGTCATCTCGGACGCGTGCATCGAGGAGTCTTGGCCCGTCGGTTGCGTCATCCAGCAAGAAAGAGTCACGAACACGACGGCCGAAACCGCTAGCAAGCTCGGCAGCATAGGTGGCGAGTATGACACTGGCCCATGGCCAATGCTCGAGGAACCAAATTGGAGTGTGGACACTGATCTCCTCCGATTTGCCGTGGCGTGGTGGGAGCTCTACTATGATTCTGGCATCACCCTGGCTAATCTCATGAGCCAGGATACTCGAGAGGAATAACAAGTGCTCAGCTGGTATCCATCTACCTCCAGTTCTGTAGGTCGCTAGAGTAGCTGGGGTAAATTTGACAGCGTCCCGAAACTCCTTTGAGCGAGGATCGAGGATCCCTTCGACGGCTAGTTGCAGATCTGTCTGATTGAAAGGAACAGATTGAAGAGGGAGCTCGAAGGACTCAGAGAGCCTCTTGAAATCATCCAGCATTGTCCGCTCCCGTTCCCGTTCCCGTTCCCGCCCCTGTGCCTACCTCTGGGCCCGGTGTATTTTCGCCTGGAGCCCCAGTCAAGTCGTAAGGACCTGCCAGATCGTCCCGAGTAATGAGTTCCTGGGTGCGCTGGCGGGTTTTGAATTGACGACCTTGGAATTGTTCGTGCGGATTGGGGAGACGTTGCTGCGCCGTTCTGGTAACACGGATGATCAGTTCCTGCATGTTCTTGGAGGCCTCAGGATCCTTGAGCACATCCTTGAGAATCCCTTTGGTCTCGCCTACTGGTTGCCCGTTCACCCCATTCTCATAGACGTTCCCAGCTGCTTTCTGTGCTAGCGAGCGGACAATCATCTCGAAGCTGGTGTCCTCATCACGCTCCTTCTGTGCTAAGGGGCCGGCTGCTGGGAGACCAACACTGACGCGTTGGATACCAACCAGCTTACTCAGGAGGTCTGCCGCCGTCTGAGGCTTCATGTTGTCGAAGAATTTGGGCTGGTTGAAGACCTTTTCTCGGAGTTCCCGGAGGAGACCCGAAGCCATGGTGAAGTGCTCATCCTCTACACTCATCTGACGCTTCAGCCTGAGGTGGCGGTAGGCAGCCTCCTTGTAGACGTCGTATGCCTTGGCTCTAGGACGCCAGAAGTAGAGGATGCTTGTTTCATACAGGAAAGCGTTGAGGAGTTTTGGTGTCCATGAGCCCTGCGCCTGTGGGAGAGGCTGCCCCTGGTTCATAATTCGGAGAAGTTCTTCGTCGGTCGAGAGCTTCGATAGTTCTCTCGGGCCCTCGTGGATCGCTTCCAAGTACATCTGGAAACTACCGAAGGCGAAGCTGGGCTCGAAGTCGAGCTTGTGCCAGAATGGACGGCCATCTGGAAGTGTAGGATAGCCATACTCGAAGCTCAGGTCCGTGTAGGCGTTCTTTAAGGTCTGGACTTCTTCCTTCTCCGGGAGCTGACTGAGAGGGAGGAGGTCGACTCTGTAAAAGCCAACTGGGAGGCCCTCTGCAGTTGAGGGGACCCTCGGCTGGGCTCTTTGGATGAGCTGAGCCCTGTAAGAGAGGACAGGGCTACCGTTGATTGGCTGGGGACCTTGTGTTTGGACCTCTCTCTTGAGAGCAGGGGCGTTCATATCCCAATTATAAATGGTTGTCTATGGGACTGTCAACAGGAATTTCAGGGTCTTTTTGGGGTCCCTGGGTGTTTGTGTGGTGCTACCAAATTTTTGCAATATGGCCGAATGGTTTTGCAGGATTTGACTACGTTTTTTGAGGTCCCGAGGACTATTATATAAGTGAAAGAAGACTGTCAATAAGAAATATCTATTGGTCATTTATGACTAGTCGTTTTATAATCTCTTTACTAGTTCATGTTGAAC